TCAAACAACCAGTTTTTTCCACTCTTTACCGCGTGCGTCGTTGTAAATATCGGTCATTTTTTGATTCGAATGGCCCAGCAAAATTTTGGTATCAATTCCCTGTTCTCTGAACAATCGTTCTGATAAAGATCTTTGCTCATGGAAAGAGGGTGGCGTGCCATTAGCACGCCAGTTGTAATCCACAGAATCCCGGGCTTTTTTAAATGCGACTGTTAACGTTGCTGGTTTAACCATCCCGCCGCGCTTACCCATCCCCTTAGCGTGATGATGGTGCAATAACCACGGACTAAGGATGTAATCACGACAGGATGACACCACGTCACCCAGGGTAAGATTTAATTTGTCGCAACGCAGAGCCAGAGGAATGGCTATCCGGGCTCCTGTTTTTTGCTGTTCGACATGAAGGTAACCATCCCGGATATCCGAAAACTGCATTTTGCAAATATCCGAAAGACGCTGGCCCGTCATCAGTGCCAGCAGCATGCCGCGCTGTAAAAAGTAACCATCCTTTTCCGCTGCGTTATAAATCATCATCCACTCATCAAAAGTCAGTCGCTGTCTTGATATCCGCACTTGCGGTTTTTTTGCCGATTCAGCCGGGTTAAAGCCTGGCGGGACATCACCCGTTTGTTGAGCCTCCCGGAAAACATCGATCAATACCTTCCTGAAAATTTGTCCCATTCTGTTATGTCCCTTTGCCTTGTATTCTTCCAGCACCGATACCACATCTTTTACGGTTATGGCATCTAGCGGCCTGGCTCCAAAACGTTCATCAAACACCCTGAGAGGAGCCGCTTTTTGTTTCAGCGTGCTGAGCTTGATTTCTCCGTTCTCATATCTTTCCTGTTGAATTTTTCTGTAATTATTCAGAAAAATGGAAACGGTTGATGCGCCGCCGGTATCACTAATAATTTTCTCCTGCAGACTGAGCATTTGCTCCATTTTTTGTCTGGCAAGACGGCTGTTCGCTTCTGCTGCAATGGTTTCCGCCAGTTTCTGGTCAATACTGCCGAGTCCATGATTTTTACCTGTGATGGGATGCCTGTAACGCCAGTAAACTTTGTTATTTCTTTTGTCAAAATACGGAGATAAACCCGGAACATCGGTTTTATATTTTCGCGGGCGCGCCATCTTCCAGTATCCTCTTCAAAGCAGGGTGATCTGTGGCGATCACCTCAGGCTTGTTTACCATTCCGACAAAGCGAGCGCGTGGATCCACTCGCCAGTGCCTTCCTACTTTTTTGGGGAGAGGAAATATCATTCCGGCTTTAGCGTATTTACTTAACGTACCCGGAGTAGGGACCGGTTCACTGAATTCCTCTTTTGCCCACTCAGTGAGCAGAATAAGTCTTGCCATGAGCGTCGTTCGCTAATCATGGTCGCCGCCACTATAGCTGGTGGGCGACGACCGGGGTTGAACATTAAAAATCAGCCTGATTCGGGATCAGTTTTTGCCAGATTGCTGAAACGTATTTCGCCTGGTGACGGGCATCATCCAGCGCATGGTGGCGCACGCCTTCAAATGGAATAACTGTTCTGGCATCGAAGTCGATAGTTTTTCCCAGTTCAACGATTGTACGTACATCGCGATCGTTGTAGTAACGCCACGGGCAGGGGATGTTCAGGCGTTCGTACGAGGTTCGTAAAATAGTGTTGTCGAAAGTTGCACCATTGCCCCATACCTGAACGAATTTTTCATTCGAGTACTCATTGATGAATTCCCGAAATTGAATAAGAGCGTCAACCAGTTTTACCTGATCAACTAAAATTGCAGATCTGGCTTCGCTGGACTGAGCAAGCCACCATTCGATGGTGGAACCATCAGGTACAGCACCCGTGTCCATAGCGTCAACCAGGCTGATAACGATATAAAATGTTGGCCCGATTTCCCCGGTCTGCGGATCGAAGAACACAGCACCAATAACCACGATGGGGGCATTACTTTTTTTACCCATCGTTTCAAGGTCGATCATCAGGTGGTACCACACTCTACTGGTGGATGTGCTTTTATGATGACCATTCACATTAATTAAGGGATCTGCCGCCTCACCAGTTTCACTATCGCTGGCGTGGTCCTGAGCGCCGCTAGTGTCCCCCTTGTGTGGATGTTCAGCGCCTTCCATTTCCTCCGGATCATTTTCCTGAACTTCAACCTGATTCTCTTCATCGAATGTTTCCTGATATGTTGCGTTGCCCATCACCGCGCCACAATCAGGGCAGTTGCCGCCACCGCTCTGACCGCAGGCGGTGCAGGTTTTTTCTGGTTCTTGTTGCGCTACTGGTTCGGATTGTTTCGTTTCTGGCTCGTTTTGTAACGCATTTTGGCTGTTTTGTTCCGCTTTCTGGTCGTTCTGTTCCGTTTCTTGCTGGTTCTGGTACACAGAATCGCGGGTTTCAATCCCCTTCACCCATTTCGGATCATTCGGGTCGCTAATCCCTGCAACAAATTCTCCGCGAGAGGCAGCAAGCAACTGATTGGCGTCAGGCTGGCTGACTGCCTGCATAATTTTGTTTACTTCGTCAGCGGTAACTTTTACCGGCTCTGGTTGTGCGGTCGTGTCAGATGCACCAGTATTTTGTTGTGAACCTGAGTATGTGCCGTTTTTGCGGGCAAAATATTCTTCTTTCGTGATTTCAGTAGCCCCGGCAGCCAGCGCCTTATTCAGACCAGAAAGTTTGTTTGCGCGACCGTATTTTTCGCCATCCTTGTCGGTGAAGAGGAAGTAGAATGGCCCCTCACGCTCTACAGATGGTTCGACTTCCACTTTGCATTCGGTTTTTTCGTTGTCCGGAATTGCCGTTTCCACTGCATCAGTTTCTGGTACTGGCGACGAGAGAGTATCAGTTGCGCTCTGATTTCTTCCTTCATCTTCAAACACGCCCTTTGTAGTCAGGTATTCAGTAATGTATTTGTTCAGTGCCACAGGGTCTTTGTGAATGTCGATCGGACGTTCACGGACAAGGCCAAAAATAGTCTGGCGGTCGTAGCGAAGGGCATCAGGCTGTTTGCGCATTGATGCCGAGATACGCTTCCAGTCTTCGCGGTCGTTGTCGATAACTTCATTTTTTGCCCAGCGATGGATGCTGCCGTTAACGTTTCCGGCATCCACATCACCAGGCCAGAGAGCGTAGGCCAGTTCGCCATCCAGTGTTTTCCATGTCTGCTTGTATTCGCGACGAATGACAGCAGTTACGGAGTCAGTTTTTCCTGCAGAGTTTTCAGTGCCTTGCCGGTTGACTCTGGCGCGGGCAAGATCGACGACGGAATTATATGCTCCACCTTCTTTGCGCTCCTTTTCCATGCGTTTTTTACGTTCGAGAAAATACGCCTGAACATCGGGCCATTTGGCTGTTGGTTTTAAATCACGTCTGGCATCGTTGATGTACTCAGTCTGACGCTCAGGATACATGGCGTTAATTTCTCTGGTCCGGATAACTGCTTCAGTGAGGTGTCCATCAAAAGTCGTCATCTCGTCATCGCCGAGAAGCCCGCTTGCATTGATGACCATATCCACGGTGATGTTTTCATGTGTACCGAACCTGACAAGGACAGCAGCCCGCTTGTCGTCAGATAACTGATTAAAGTTAACAGTTTCTGTATCCGGTTCAGGGTCGACCGGAACAAAGGAAGCCGACTCCTCATTCCAGCGGTTTTCCTGCATATATTCGGAATCCCAGGAATCGAGAGCAGGGCGGGCCATGCCGGGTTTATCCTCGCAGACAAGAAATTTATAAGCACAGTCCTGAGTTTCCGGGTATTGTTCCAGAAATAACCAGCTAAATTTGGCTCTTGCCCGGCGTTCGTCGCCTGCTTCAATGGCAGTGGCCACAGGTTTAGCGCCTTCTGCTGTTGCCTGTTCGTCCGGAATGGCGGCGCAAATAAAGACTTTACTCATTTTGTTTTAACCTCATTACAGATTTAAGGGTGAACAAATCCCTGCCATTGCTGGCATATAAAAATGAAACCGGATATTAATTACGGTGCTGTTTTAAGTCCTGCCGGGATTTCGTTATTGTCCATATGAATAACTTTATCAACCGGATAACAGTTACCGGGAATTTTCTGTTCCGCTGCGGCAGCCGTGCATTCTTTCATTGAACCGTAAATGTCAATAACCAGGTCAACAGGCTCGCCCGTATTAAGAAAAACTGTCAGAGTGAGAGCAATTGCTGTATTCATTGCCAGCATCCTTTTTGCATCGGGCGTAAACGTGCCAGCATTGAAAGAATGCATATTTTATTTAATAACTCCCGTTCGTGTTTTCTCTTGTTAATGGCATCTTCAGTAAATGCAGAGTTACTGATTCTGACACCAATTTCAAAACAACCTTCAGACGTATTAACGTTTGGTAATAACGTTTCCATTATCGCGTCCTCAACAATGAATTTTGTGATGCGGTGCCTGGTGCCTCCAGGTGACGTTAACCAGTTAACAATTAACGCCGGATACAGAGAATCCACCCATAACACTGTTTTTGGTTTTAACTGTTCCGCGTGCGCTGAGCCGCATTCACCGCATCACAAAATTCACTTTAAAAAGGGCGGGCATCAGTTCATGGGCAAACAGATGCCGCCAAACGTCACCAGAAAATTGATAACAGAGGGCGTTGCAGCGGGGGTGTCACTTAAGCGTATGGTCAACCTGACAACCCGGTGTCCTCAACGGGGAAGGAATAACCCCGCCATACTTACCGCCGCGCCATTTCGCGGAGTGCCACAACCGGAAGCGCACGGTCGAATTAAATTTAACGACACCGTATAGACAGAAGAACTTCGCCGTGCGCTTTCGCGTTATGCCCTGACTTTTCAGGGATATATCCTTTCAGTAAACTGTCAGTGCCGGATGCTCACCCGTGTCCGGCGCACGCACTCCACCTCACCCGTGGAGAACTCCTTAATCACCAACCCTCAGGAGGGTGAAATGTCGACTGAAAATAATGAAATCATTAACTCCCTGATACGCCAGATTAATAATTTTGATAAAGCATTGCAGCATGCTGCGGCGCGTAGTGATATAACTCTTTTAGCAATTTCATTTCTTGCATCTGTTATGGATAAAAATGAAGTCGTACGACAGAGTCTTGTTGATTATATCGACTCGCTTCAACCCGGCGCTTTCAATCATGAGAGCTTCAATCATGAGAAAGAGCATGTTAAATCTGTTATTAATTCTCTTGTTTTGAATCAAAAGAATTAATGCTTTTTGTTGCAAAGTAATTTTCAAGGGGTTCTATTCGAATCCCTTTCTTTTTCATTAACAAGCCAAACCCCTTATCAATGATGTTCATTAATTCCAGGAAGTATTTTTCATGCAAATCCTGGTTATCAGAGAGTTGCTTCTCTTCGTACAACCCGATAAAGGCGCGACGCACGTTACCGGATATATTATCGATGGTTTCTTTTTCTACGGTACTCAGGTCAAGAGTCGCCAGTTGGGAACGAACTATATTCGCTGCCATTTCCTGGAATGGTATTGGTAAATCTTTAAATTCCATCGTCAACCTCATCAGTCAGTAGTTTTCATTCACTCGTGAAACGTTTAATGCCGCGCTTTTTGCCAGAGTGGTAATATCCTGCTCCGCTGACGCCAGTTCTTTAGAGAGGCGCTCTTTATAGTCAGCAGCCTGCTTCAGGTCATTAATGGCGCGTATCTTCCCGCACATCCATTCGTAAATTTCATCATCGGTATAGCCTGGTGCGATGATGATGGGTTCTGGTTTCTGCATACTGATTCCTCGCGGTGCTGTTTCGCTTATCAGCCGTTAGATTTTGCCGAACTGGAAAGCGCCTGTTTAAACTCACTGAAGCTGAGAGCTTCTTCGCCTTCGGCAAGGCCTTCGAAGTATTCTTCGTAAGCCTTTTCCATGATTGTGTCGAAATCCATATCACTCACCTGAGTTTCTTTCCAGCCAGCGACGGGCACCATTTTCGGTTTTAAACGTTTTGCTTTTGGTATACGTCATCGCGGTGAATGTGCCGTCCTGGTTGGGAAACACGCCGTACACCAGAGATTCGTTGTTGCCAAGATCGATAGTATCCATGTTGACCTCATTTCCCCTTAACGCCGGGGTAGCGGAACAAAAACCTGCTGCATAGTTATTAAAGTTGAACCCTGCCGTCATGTTCTTACGCCTCGGGCTGGCTACTTAACCCCTGACCACTGCCTGGTAACTCGAAGTATTGCCCTGCATTCTGTGGGGACGGGATGGGTTGGCATGCAATAAATCTAAAAGTATTTAGTTTTATAGTCAAGAGGAATCTAAATTAATTTAAAAAAAAGGTCGGCATAACCGACCTTAAGTTCAAGAACATGGCAGGGTTATAGGTTGAACTGTACACCTTTTGCTACGGCAACAATTTTACACTCTGGCGTAAGCAAGGATGATTGATAGCGCGGATTGAGAGGGCTTAAATACACAAGTTTTCCATCAATAACTAATTTTTTTATAGTCATAGACGGTTCATTTGTAAGAGGATCTGGAACTATTACAGCGACGATACTGCCATTTTTATAACTTTCTCCTGGTCTTAGGATCACAGTGGCACCAACTGGGATACTTGGCGACCCTGAGGGGTTATGCATAGTGTCATCAGGCATTGAAACGGCAAAATCACCTTCCACTACATCAAAGAATGTGGTGATCCTATCGACATTTCCCATTGTTTTCTCTCCTTCTAAGATTAGGAAAGAAATCGCGTCACCCCACGAAAAGTAGGGGATCTTGGTGCCTGGATTGCTCTGCACAAAAGATAGTTCAGGAGACGATACTCCATACAGGAGATAGGACTCAGTAGTTCCTAATGCTTGGGCTAACTTACTTAGAGCTTTGCTGCCGGGTTCGTTTAGATCTTTCTCCCAGTACCCTATAGTAACCCCAGTCACGCCTGAAAGCTTACCCAGTTCTACTTGGGTGAGTCCCTTATCTTTTCTGAGTTTCTTAAGCCTGATGCCAAGGCTTTCCATCATTTTCTCCCGCGAGTTGAATATAAATTATTTTAGATCGCATTGACCTAAAAAAAATTATCCTGTAATCTAAAAATACTTAGATTTTAGGAGGGTGAAATGCGAGTTGATGAACTTGTTCAGTTTTTTGGCTCTGTTCAGAGGGTCGCTGATTTTTATGGGATAACCCGCGAAGCTATTTACATGTGGCGTAAGCGCCCCGGTGAAATAGTTCCGAAAGGGAGAGCTGCGGAAGCTGCTGCATACTCCAAGGGAAAATTATCTTTGAACCCAGAGCTTTACAAAAAGAAGGATACCACTCAGAGCGAAAGGAAGAGTGATTCATGAAAATCAAGCATGAGCACATCCGCATGGCGATGAATGCCTGGGCGCATCCGGACGGAGAAAAAGTTCCGGCAGCTGAAATAACCCGGGCTTATTTTGAACTGGGTATGACGTTTCCGGAACTGTACGACGATTCACACCCAGAAGCCCTGGCTCGCAATACTCAGAAGATTTTCCGCTGGGTGGAGAAAGACACCCCTGATGCGGTTAAAAAAATTCAGGCGTTGTTACCAGCGATCGAAAAAGCAATGCCACCTCTGCTGGTGGCCCGAATGCGCAGCCACAGTTCAGCCTATTTTCGGGAGCTGGTGGAGACGCGGGAACGACTGGTGAGAGACGCTGATGATTTTGTCGCAGTGGCGATCGCTGGTTTCAATCAGATGAATCGTGGTGGTCCGGCGGGAAATGCCCTGGTGATGCACTAAAAGCACGGTGTTCGGAGTTTTTTATGAGCAGCAAGCTTCATGGTCTTGTCTGGGAAGGGTGCGCCTTCACCGGCATGATCTTATCCAGGGTGGCAGTAATGGCTCGCCTTGCAGATTACAGCAATGACGAAGGTGTGTCATGGCCTGCAGTGGAGACCATTCGTCGTCAGATTGGGGCAAAGAGTGAATCAACGGTTAAAGCTGCGATAGCGGAACTGGAAAAGAACGGCTGGCTGACGAAGGAGGAACGTAAGGTCGGTGGGCGTAATGTAAGCAATATCTACCGTCTTAATGTGGAAAAACTAGAAGCAGCAGCAGCGGCGGCGCGTGAGGCATATAAACCGAAAAGAAAAATTAGCCAGGCAAAAAATGACCCGTCAAATATTGCCCCCTCAACGGTTGACCCCTCAAATTTTGATGGATCAACCATTGATAAAAAACAGCCGGATAGGGGGGCGATGGTTGGCCCCGATCCGTCAGTATTAAAACCTGATCCGTCAGATAAAAGATCTTTTCGTCCGGAAGCTTCGCAACCGGACTCGCAGACGGCTGAACAGGATTTTTTAACCCGACACCCTGACGCGGTTGTGTTCAGTGCGAAAAAACGCCAGTGGGGTAGCCAGGAAGATTTAGCGTGTGCGCAGTGGATCTGGGGACGAATCGTGAGTCTTTACGAGCAGGCTGCCAGCGATGATGGCGAAATCATGCGACCGAAAGAACCCAACTGGACTGCATGGGCCAATGATGTGCGCACAATGCGGATGCTGGATGGCAGAACTCACAGACAAATTTGCGAAATGTTTGGTCGGGTACAGCGGGATCCATTCTGGGTAAAAAACGTCATGAGCCCGTCAAAGCTTCGCGAAAAATGGGATGAGCTGGTTATTCGTCTGGGGCGTTCGCCTGTACAGCGTTGCGTGAATCACATTTCTGAACCGGATACCGAAATTCCGCCGGGCTTCAGGGGGTAAGTGTTTATTTCAGATCATGAGGTAATTTTCAGGAGGACTTGTGGCAAAAGTTTTTACTTCCGAACAGCGGGAAGAAGTGAAGGCGCGCATTGTGGAACTGGTACGCAGAGATGGTCGGAAAACGCGTAAACAACTGGAAAATGAAATTGGGGCGACGAGACATCTGATAGAAGTTCTGACGAAAGAGCTGGTAGCCAGTGGTGTTGTATATGGTTCAGGGTATGGAATATTCCCTTCAGCGCAGGCGCGTAAGGACTGGATAAAAGCCATCGAAAAGATGTCGAAAGCGGCGGTGAAGAAAAAGAGCGATCCTGACCTGATTTATTCATTACCAGATGGAGAGATACGCCGCTACGACAGACGTCAGAACATAATCTGTCGCGAGTGCCGGAAAAGCAAGGTTATGCAGCGTGTGCTGGCGTTTTATCAGGGTAATTTTCAGGAGGTGATGGCGTGAGGGTGAGGGTTTATATCGCTGGTCCGATGACCGGGTATAAAAATTTCAACCGTGAGGCGTTCCACAAGGCGGAAGAGGAACTGAAACGGGAAGGGCATACCGTCTTAAGTCCGGCAGTACTTCCGGACGGACTGACACAGCCACACTACATGGATATTTGCATGGCAATGATTCGTTGTGTGGATGCGATTTACATGCTGAAAGGCTGGCAGCGGTCAGCAGGCGCTAAGGCAGAACTGGCACTGGCGGAGAAGCTGGGGCATGCAGTTATTTTTCAGGAGGCAACCAGTGAGCAACATTAATTACCAGGCACTGCGAATGGCGGCAGAAAATGCAACCCCTGGCGAATGGTGTTCTGATGATTACTATGGGGTAATTGCTGATGCCGGACTGAACGCAAATTACTACATAGCATCATGCTCAGGACCAGATAATCGCGCCAATAAGCGATTCATAGCAGCAGCCAATCCGGCTACCGTGCTGGCACTGCTGGATGAACGGGAAGCCCAAAGCAAACGCATTGCAGAGCTGGAGACTAATCTTGCTGCGCTTGCGGCGGAGAATGCGGGGCTGAATAAATTTATCGTACAGAGTTGCTACGTGTTTGATGGCGAGCAGGATGAACTATCTGATGCGTATATCTGCGCAATAGACGGAAGGATGCCGCAAACCCCAGCCACCGATGCTTTCCTGGCTGAAGTACGTGCGGAAGCACGCAACGAGGGGATTAACTATACCGCCAGCCGTCTTGCTGCTGCGTTCAATCTGAAGTGGCACACTGAATTTGGCCACCTGAACAGAGGTGATATGCTCACCTCAGAACAACACAGGTGCTCCAATGAAAAAAAGAAATTTCAGCGCAGAGTTTAA